GTACTTTGCAGGTTAGAGCTTTTAAGGATATTAGACAGCATTTTGTGTGTGATAATGAACTAACGGCTATACCTAATTGGTGTGAAGCTAGTATTAATAAATTTTCAGATTTTTCTTTTGAGCGTCAATTAATTAATATTAATCCAATTACCCAACAGAAGTATAATGTGACTGGACTAAATGAGCCATATACTTTGTATAAAGGTTTCCAATATGATGCTATAACAACTAGTGGTGACTGTGGTTCTATTATCGTGTTGTATAATACTAAAGTACGTGGTAAAATCCTTGGGCTTCATGTCGCTGGTGATCGCAATCGACATCATGGTTATTGTGAACTTGTTACATCTGAAATACTCAAGCCATTTGTCCCACGCGTGCAACCTCAGTCACGTCCTACTACTTGTGATGATGATCCTGCTATCATACTACCCGAAGGTAATTATACTTATTATGGTTCTGTTCCTGCTGGAGCCGCTGTTTATCCTGTTACTAAAACAGAAATTAAGCCTTCGTGTATTCATGGCGTGATTTCAAATCCAACGACACATCCTGTTGATATGAATAAGAGGGATTACCCAGAAGTTATATCACGATTCTTTCACACTACACAGCCCATCAATCCAGCTATCAAAGAGGTTCTTTTGCAAGATGCATATGATAATGTTGATGCTCTGGATGGGTTTAGAATGGGTGTTGTCACTGAATATGTGGCTATCAATGGTGATTCTAAGTATCCATATTGTGAGAGACTTAATATGTCAACGTCTCCTGGTCTTCCTTATAAGAAAATGAAGGCCGGTAAAGGTAAGGCTATGTTTTTCCTACAAGATGATGCTGGAAATTATGTTGTCAATGATATATATTTGAGAACAGCTATTGACAACCGTATAATGATGGCACAACAAGGTTTATCAGCTCCTTCAATATGGATGGATATTCCCAAGGATGAGCGTCGCAAGCCTGGTAAGAAAGTTCGTATGATTATTACACCACCACTTGATTATCAGATTGTTTTTAGAATGTACTTTTTGGATTACATTGTTGCATCATATAATTCACGTTTGAAGAATCATTCTGCTGTTGGTATTAATCCCTACAGTTTGGATTGGACTGATTTAATGCACAAGCTACAGAAGAACTCAGATGTTGGAGGTGATGGAGATCATACCGCTATGGATGGTAATATGCTTAATGATTTTATGGAGATTGAAATTGATTCTATAAATCATTTCTATCGATATGAGGCTAATCATGATGTTGCTAGTCGTGTGCGTGAAGTTTTATGGAACGAGTTAGTACATACTCCCACACAGTGTATGAATGTTGCTTATTGTGTACACTGTGGTAATCCATCTGGTTGTAATTGTACCACTATTATCAATACAAATGCTTGTGATAGATATTATAAGCTGGCTTGGCTTGGTTTAGCACCTATGGAATTGCGATCAATGAAGTCTTTCTATGATGCAGTGTGTGTTGTGGCTTATGGTGATGATTCAATTGTTTCTAT